CTCAAAGAAATGGAGAAACAAACACACATGCGCTTTAAATTGACAGAGAAGAAGCTTAACAAGGACACGATGGAAATTGAAACGGTAGATACCGATTGGAAGTTCAACCGAACGCTTCTGGTTGAAAAGGAATACCGCGACGCAACAGGAGAAGATTTGTCAGAACAAATCGGTTTCATCTGGCAAACGCTAGTTGATTCTGAAAACGAGAAGGACGCCGACTTAGCTGCAGAAGCCAACGAACGAATGGGCGCTCTGCAATGGCACGAGAACATTGTTGAGTTGCTATCTTGGATGTACTACGAAACTGACGGCGCAAAGATTGTACAAAACGAAAAGACGCGTGCTAAGTTCGCTGATAAGTTTGAAGATCAAGAAGAAGTTACGCTGGGAGAAATCTTGCGTGCTATGTTTCGAAAGCAACGTGGATAAACGTAGAGATTCAGAAGAAGAAGAACTGCCAGCCGATTATGTTGAAGAAAAAGACATCGAACTCGGTTATCGCGTCTATGAACTGATTGATACACTGCTATCAATCGGCGTTTCATTCACAGAAGCGCTAAGCATGGACAGCTTAACCGGCTTGAGACTGGCAAAAGCCCACATCGCTAATCAAAGACGAGCAAACAAGCATTAAGTTGCTTGTTTTTTTGTATGTTAAAATACATTTAGGCTAAAAAATGTACGAAAAAAGGAGGTTTATCGCATGGGACGAGCTAAGAAACAGGTTTCAGACCCAGTTCTAAAGGAGTTTATTCGCTTCGTAACTGAATTACATGTTGTTTCAATCAAGAAGACATCACGTGTGAATGAAGCCGGCGAAATGGTTCCATATCAAGAAGAAATCATTGAGAAGCCATTCGACTTTAAGGCGGCGCTTGCTTTGTTCGAGAAGCGTTATCCGGACCAACTAGACCCAATAACGGTTAAGCGAATGGAGCAAATCGAAGCCAATATTGGCGGAGACAGTCGAGAAGAACTTTCGCGCGAAATCATGGAGGCTTTCAAATAATGAAGAATAAGATTATGAAGACGGCGGTAGCTGCACTATTGGCAATCAGTTTCACAGCTCCTTCAGCTTATGCAGCTAAGGGTGATTATGGCGTTGATTTGTCAATCTACCAAGGAGCACAAGGTAAGTTTGGATATAGCCATGATAAGTTTGCCATCGCTCAAATTGGTGGGTATCACGGGTATATCTACGACCAATCAACGTACGCAACACAAGTACAATACGTAATCGCTCAGGGCAAGCGCGCTCACACGTATATGTGGTGGCAAGATATCACTGATTATGCGACGGCTGATAAGGTATTGGACTACTTCTTGCCAAAAATTCAAACGCCAAAGGGGTCAATTGTCGCTCTTGACGTTGAGAGCGGCGGACAGAATACAGATGTAATTATGCATGCCTTGCAACGTATCAAGGACGCTGGTTATACGCCAATGGTTTATGGGTACAAGAACTACTTGCAATCCTCAACAGACTTGCAACGTATCGCTAATTCATACGAGCTTTGGCTTGCTGAATATCCAAACTATGAAGTTACGCCAGAGCCTAATTACAACTACTTCCCATCGTTTGATAACGTTGGACTGTTTCAATTCACATCAACTTATGTTGCCGGTGGTTTGGACGGTAACGTTGACTTGAGCGGTGTTACTGATAATGGATACAAGAACGGTAATCCTAGCAAGCCAAACACGGACACACCAGCAATCGATGCCGGTAAGGAAGCTGATAATACACCAAAGGCAGACATCGCGCCTGGTATGACGGTTAAGGTAAACTTCAGTGCTACTCATTACGCAACTGGTGAAGCTATTCCTGACTATGTTAAGGGTGAGCCACACAAGGTGCTTGAAGTAGATGGCGACCGTGTATTGCTTGATGGCATCTATTCTTGGGTATCAAAGAAGAATGTTGAAATCTTGGATGCCAATACACAAGCTGACTCGGCAGAGTTTAATGGTGTATTCTATCTAGATAGCTGGCAATATGAGTTCGGTGGTGTGTACGTTCGAAACAATGATATGGCTATTCCAGTAGCAGATTATCACAACGATATGCCGGCTGTATCAGTAACGTTGACCGACCGTCATGGTAATCCATTGGCGAACCAAAACGGCCTTGGCAACAACGGAGTTCCAGAATACTTTGTTTTGAATGGCAGGTACAAGGTATTGCAACGCGTTGGATCGTCTATCGAAGTAGAAATGAATGGTGAATCAGTATGGTTAAAGGCAGCATTCGCTAACTAGTTTTAAACCCGGGCAAAAAAGCCTGGGTTTTTAGTTGACTTTAACTGTAATTAGTGTATTATATAACTTGTAGCAAGGAACAAACCAATAGGAGAAATAAAAATGGAAAACATTAAGGACGAACTTTTGGAAATCAAGAAGCGCAAGGCGCTTTCAATTGACGACATGGCGCAATTTATTGGAATCGGACGCAACACATTAGGTCGTATTTTGCGAAATGATAACTACCAAACAAGCGAAGCCGTTTCACGCAAGGTTCGCAAGTATATTTTAAATAACAAGCGCATTGATTCGAGTTTTAACGGAGTCGATTCAGAAATCGAACAACATAACAATGCGTTAGATGTTCGTTCATTAGATAACCAAATCGCAAGCGCAAATGAACAATTTCAAACACATACCGTAGTTGACAATTCAGTTCACAAACACTTGCAAAAACAGATTGACGAGATTAGAAAAAACAATAATATCAAAAGCGGCATAAATACTACGCTAGAAATCATTATTGCATTTCTAATCATTATTCTGATTATCGTTACGATGACGTATGGAGGTTTACATGTTTAATTTGATAAAGTGGTTTCTAGTCACGTTGCTTGCGGCTGCGGGAATCTTCTTAGTTGGCGCTGACACGCGTGATTTGACGATATTTGTTGTTTCAAAGTTAATCGGAGTGTTATTAATTGGCGTTGCGTGGTTTGCATCGTTAGTTAAAGTGGAGGATAAGTAATGGTTAAGAAGATTATCGATGTACCTGACAACGCTGATTACATTACAGCGGATGAACAAATCGACGCTGGTGGGTCGTTTTTATTGCAAAAATATAATGTTGCTGATTTGCCAGATGCACCAGATAAGCGTGTGATTGAGTTGCCGGCTGACTCAATTGCTTGGTTAGAGCGTATGAAATCAAACCTAGAAACGATTGATGTGTATGACTTACTTAATAACATACTAGATGATGATTCTTGGAGTTACCACGCTTATCAATTTAATTTTAACAGCGAAACATCAGCGTTAAACACGGTTGCTGAATGGTTGTTGGGAAACGTTGAGTTTGCGCCAAAGAATGAATCGAAATTTCGTATCAGGCTTGTTGATGTTTTTAGCGCCGGCGGTAATGATCTTTACTTAACTTCAATTGGTAATAACAAGTTCGGAATGACGATATACACTGACCTTGCGGGAATGTTTACAGAAGAGGAAGCAGACAAGATTATTGCTGATGTTTCAAATTTGGACGTATCTCTAACGGCACGAAAGGTGAAGGTAGAAGAATAATGAAAATCACAACAGAAGTGAGCGGACAAGATATGGCTGCGGTGCTTATGAAGAACACATCACCAGTTGGTGAGACAAACCATGACAATGAAAGTAACACAAAGTTGCGTGAAGTGACGGAAGCTGTAATGAGCATGATTAATGATATTTGGTGGATCTACTATAAAAACAAAGATTGCAATCAGGCATCTACGAAAGAGGCTAGCGATATTGCTAAGGCCGCTTTGTTGGTCGTTAAGGAAATGCTTGAAGAAATAAGCGAGGATGGCTAATGGCAATTGCAGGAGTTAAGCCCGATAGGTATACGCTTATTGGTACAGGTTTATACACAGATGGACAAGTTAGCGATATTTTAATTAAGTTTGCAAATTCAAAGAACGCAATGCGGCGTGATATGACAGCAGAACAAATCGTTGATGAGTTTATGGAAAGTGGTGAATAATGATGGATGAAATGATTAAGATTGAAATGCCGAAAGAAGATTGGAATAAGATGATTTATGCACAACAACTTATTTTGGAACTTGGCGAAGATATTTCAGAAGTTGTAGAACCTGAATATTGGGAAAAGATTTTGGACGCATTTACATACTAAAACAGCCAAGGGTGAAAAGACTGCAAGCCCGTTATGATATGGACAGAAACGAATACATGCGCGAATATATGCGAGAACGCCGCGCTAAAGACAAAGAATTTCGAGAAAAGCAAGATCGCAGTGTAATCAAGTCGCACGCGAAAGCTTTCGTATACAAGGAAGCAGATTTCGGTGAACTAATCGACTTAAAAAACATGATCGACCACAGATTAAAGGAGATTGATAATGACACCACAGCAAGTATCTAAGCAATTCAGCTCACCCGCTATCCAAAACAAATTTAAGGAAATTATCGGTGATAAGGCGCCGGAGTTCTTGGTTGGAGTTCAAACGCTAATCAATAACAACGAGTTAGTTGCCAAAGTCGGCACAGCCCAAATCATGAACGAAGCGATGAAAGTAGCAGCGCTTGGTTTGTCACTGGTCCCTGGAATTGAAGAAGCATACCTTATCCCGTATGCGAAGAAGCGTAAGGACGAAAACGGTCGTTGGGTTGACGGAGACGTTCAATTACAGACGCAAATTGGATATAAAGGTTTGATGCGACTTGCATTGAATACCGGCGAGATTAAGAATATCCGTGCAGTCGAGATTTACGAAGGCGATAACCCGAAGTTCGACCGAATTACAGGCAAGTTGACGTACGAAAGCGGGTATGATCCATACAGCGACGAAAACGCTAAAGTAGTCGGTTACTTGGCGATGTATACAGAGGTCGCAACTGGTGAGCAATTCGAAGAATACTGGTCTGTCGAACGAATGGAAAAGTTTGCAATCGAGCATAGTCAAACCTACAATGGAAAAGGCGCGACAAACAAATACGGTAAACCAGAAAACGGGCCTTGGACGACTAATTTCGACGCAATGGCAAAGAAGACAGTCATCAAGTCGCTGCTTAAATTCGTTCCAAAAGTAGCAATGAATAGCAAGGTACAAGAAGCCGTACAAGTTGACGAAGAACCGCGTGACATCACGCCAGAAGAAGTTACAGGAGATATTGAAGATGCAGGAAGCACTACCACAACTAACGTATAGCGATAACGCGATTATTGGAGCCGACGATGTAATTGCATACTTGAACGACATGCAAGCGTTCGATGTATCAAGTAATGCGGAACTTCAAATCGCCAAGAAAAAGCGTAGTACTGCGCAAAAGTTCGCAAAGCAAGCCAAGGATGCGCGAAAAGAAGCGATTAACCAATTCAAAGAGTTTCTATCTACCAATTATCCAGAGATTGATAGTATTGAAGAACTTGCGAATGATGTCGTTGCTGAATTTGATGGCGAGATTAAGCCGTACTTAGCAGAAGTCAAGGGTGAGCGTTTGGAAAAGGCACAAGCTCTTATTGATGAAATCTCTAACAACTATGAACAACCTACTTTCAATGCGCCCAGCGAGCTATCTAACGAAGAATACTGGACAGCTAAAGGAAACCCTTCTAACAAGCTAGAAAAGCGCGTGGTAGCGCTTGTGTTGGAAGAGAAGTACCGCATCGAACAAGAAAGCCGTGTAGAGCAAATTCACACAGCTAAATCGAACGATTTCAAGTCAGATATTCAGTCGGTAATAGATAGCGTTGACGAAGTTCTAATCTATTCAGGCGAAGACGTTTTGAAATTGCTAGAACCGTTAAAGAAATATCTATAAACTAAGCCGGTTTATCCGGCATACATATCAAAAAAACAAAAAGGGAAACCTTTCTCAAATCATAATTATCAAGCCGGTTCGATATGTGCCGGCTTTTTATTTTGAGCAAAACGCTTGCATTATAAACTAACTACTGTTAATATAATAAATGTATTAACGAACACATAAGAAAAGAGGACATACTCATGACACGATTTGTACTGCAAAATGGATTTGAACACAACTGCACATTGGCAAACCTAATTAACTCATGCCGAATTAGCGGTTTTGAGATGGTAGACCACCAAGCGATTAACGAAAGCGTTACGGTGCTGTACTTCCGAAACGCAGTTTTAAAAAAGATTGAAGAAGTGCAAATGTTTAACTAACCAACAACCGCCAAGGGTGAAAAGACGGAAAGCCCGTGTAACTGTGATTGAAAAACATGAACCATCAGATCAATTTAATTTTCGAAAAACAGGAAAAATCGAAACGGAACATTAAGTAAGGCTTCCAAATCAAAACGCGGTGTTAATGATAGAAGTACAAAAACGTATCCGTAGAAGGGATTAGTTTTGATTTATCACAGCACACTGATACCTATAAAAAATATTCTAAATATGGGATAATCGATGCATAAAAAAGCGCCAGAGTTGGCGCTTTTTTTCGTATAATTAAATAAGGGGGTATGCCATGAATAAATACTACAAAGAATATGAACAACTACTTAAAAACAAACCACACTCAAAAGAAATAGCGCTGGCAATGAAGCGTATGCCGTACTATGAAGATAATTTTTCATTCAATCAAACGTACGTAGATAAACTAATCAACTTTATCGAGAACTTCATATACTTGCAAAAAGGCGGAGATGGCACAAATTTCAAACTTTTGACAGAACAGAAATTTTGGGTGTCGTTGTTTGGGTATGAGAATAAAAAAGGCGTTCCAGTTATTAACGAGTTACCGATACTAATCGGAGCCGGTTCGGGCAAGACAACGCTACTTGCTGCGCTTTCTTTGGCGCTTATGATTGTAGGTTCTGCCAAGGGAAATGACATTATGGTGTTTGCAAACACCAAAGAGCAAGCTCACGAGTTATTCACGGCGTCTTCTGCAATGATTAAGGACGAGCACAGCAAGCTTGATAAACTACGTAAAGCTAAGATGCTAAGGACTAACCGTAACGAAATACTATACGAGCCAACGACATCAAAGTTAGCAATTCGTTCGATGGATAATGACAGCGTAGATGGAACAAATCTACGTGCGGCTATTTTTGATGAATTTCACGCATACCGTATCGATGCCATTCAAAACGTTCGTAAATCATCGCTTCCTAAGCGTGTTAACTCAACCGGTTTTGTATCAATCTACATCTCTACGAATGGAACGACGCGTGATAATGTATTCGATGTTTATTACGACAGATTCGAGCGCATTCTGCACGGAGAACAAGAAGACTGGACCTCGTTCCCGCTAATATACAAACTCGATGATATTGAAGAAGTGCATAATATCGATATGTACGAAAAGGCGGCACCTTTCATCAAAGATATTTCAGACCCGTCAATCTTATATCAGCAATTGATGAGTGCAAAAGGAAATCCAGCTGCACAGGCTGAAATTTTGTCGAAGTCTTTCAATCTTCCGCAACAGGAGTACAACGCATACTTCACGGCTGACAACGTAAAAAAAGCATATGATCTAACGCTAGAACCAGATGATAATGAAGTATATGTTGGTTTCGATATGGCGTCAGTCAACGATTTGTCTTCGTTGGCATTTGTCCAAAAGTCTGGTATTGGGTTTACAGTTAAGACGCACAGTTTCATTCCCAAAGACACGTTTGATAATGCACCACGTGACAAGAAAGCTATTTACACGCGTTTCGCAGATAATAACGAGCTGACAATCGTTGATACACCAACAATCGACCAAGATTTCGTGTTTGACTATATGGTTGAGTATATTTACAGCAATAACTTAATCCCTGCAGGGTTCGCTTCTGATGCCTATTACAGCAGACAGTTGCGCAATAACATAAAGCGTGAATTTGGCGACGAGATGATGCATACAGTGCGCGTTAACGTGATGCAGACGTCAGAGCCAGCCAAAAATATAAAGGCGTTGGTAGATGCTGGAAACGCTTCAATTAACGAAGAGCTGATGGCTTGGGCACTCGGTAACATCCGAGTGAAGATTGATGGTGCTGGTAACGTGTATTGGAATAAAGCTAAAGCAGTCGATAAAATCGACCCAGCTTGGGCGCTGCTTAACGCATATTGGCTTATCGTCAACGAAGATGATAAGGAGTGGCAAGGCTGGTAGTGTATAATTAAACTATCAAGCGAAGAAAGGAGAAACATGTGGGTATTTTTGATAAGTTTTTCGGAAGAAATCACGAACCGGACGTTGTCATTAAAGGCAAGAATGGCGGTATCGATTTGTTGTACTATAACGTCGAAGATACAATCAGCTCCGTTAACGCATTTCGAAACGCTAATGAGTTTATCGCGCGTGAGTTCACGAAAGTAATCTTCTCGTTGACAGATGTACCTAACGAACTATCGACGGATTACATGTTGAGTGTTAAACCAAACGAAAACCAGACCTCTAATGAATGGCTGTACGAATTTGCAAAATCATTGTTAACACGTGGTTCCGTATGGTTTAAGGTAAAGCAAACGCAGAAGATGGTGACATCAATTGAGTTTAGCCGCACTGAAAAAGCTGGGTTTAGAGAATTCGAGGCACAATACCTTAAGATGAAAGTGCCAACGACTCTGCTGGATCAATACGATAAGACGCTTTCTAAATTGTCATCAACGACACCAACGACTGCAATCGAAATCAACACTAAGTTGAATGCGCAGACAGAGGGGGAAGACGTCGCGCAAAAAATGGCCGAACGATTGCAGCTAATGCGCGAGCAAATGCAGAAATACGGCGGGTTTGTTACGTTGACAAATGAAGCTAGTACAGAACATGCAAACAGTGTGAAGCCAGATAGCGCAGTTCTTGGTGATATTAAGCAGATGATCTACGAGCAGTTGAACATCAACCCTGATGTATTGACTGGAAAGTATAACGAAGTTGATTACCGCGCATTCTACGCCACTCATATTCAGCCAATCAGTTCGGCGCTTGAAGATTTTTTGAATCAAATTGTTTTGACTGAACAAGCGTGGAAAGCGGGTGCACGTATCGAAGTAATTATGGATTTGTTGCAATTTGCCACTTTGGCTGATTACACAAATTTCACAGACAAGATGCTACGCTCAACTATGCTTATGCCTGACGAGGGACGTCGCAAGATTGGTATGAAGAATTTGCCAGATGGTATCGGTCGCTCTATCTTCGCTACGAAGAACTATGTAATTTTGAACAACGAAGAAATGAACGACGTCATCAATAATGGTGTAGGGGGAACAAATAATGAAGGGGCTAATTAACAATATTGGTGTTGCGACTTTTTCGGCAGAAGATGAGAATACTCGTTTCTCTGGCGTTGCAAATTCAAACCAAATGACACGTAACGGAACGTATCTTGCCGAAAGCGAAAACGAACACATCGCCGGACAACGCGTGCCGCTTTTAGAAAACCATGAGTGGGACACAATGCCGGTTGGATATGCTAATTTCTCAATCGGAGAAGACGGCTTACATTATGATGCGGTGCTATTCAAAACGGCACCAAATTACAATCTGATTGTTAACGCAATCGAATCCGGCGTAATGTCAGTATCAATTGGGTTTATGTATGGTAAAATTAGTGAAGACGGAGCGTTAGAAGACGTTGAAATGCTAGAGCTATCACTCACGGCGATTCCGGCAGATGCTAACGCAACCGCGCATTTCTCATTAGAAAAAGAAAAGGAGCAATACGCAATGCAAGACGACCAATTGCAAACGATTCTAGATGCAATTTCAGCACTAGACAGCAAGATTGATAATGTCATCGAGTTGGTTACGCCAGCTACTGATGATGGTGCAGACAAGCAACCTGCTGACGACCAAAAGAAGGACGAGGCAATGTCTATCCTCAAGGAAATTATGTCAGTGGCGGACATGCCGTTGTTAGATCGTATGAAGTTTAATAAGCAAATCAAGTCATTGGAGGACTAATCACATGGGAATCAAGAACTACAAGTCAGGTATGACGTTTGAACAATTCCGTGCTACAGATCAAGCTGCGCGAATGTATGTCGAAGCAGCTATCAAGTCAAACGGAAATCGCCAAAAGATGAATGTTGAGTTGGGTAACGCAATCGCCTCTTTGGACATTGCAGACGTTGAGAAGTTCGATGTCAACGAAGACGACTTCACGCCAAAGAAGATTATTGACGCTATCCAATTGGCTTTGGACGAAGACCAAGTTTTGCGCCACATGAAGATTGTATTCAACATCGAAGGTGGCGCCTTGGGTATTGAATCAGCTCCCAATGCTGTTGGCGCTAAGGGGCACAAGTCTTTGGCTACTAAGACGGTTCAACAAACGACTTTGGTTGAACATGACATCATCCCTAAGGCTATTTACAAGTTGCAACGCCTTGACCACAACACGTTCCTTAAGGGAGGAGCATTGGTTGAATGGGTGTTGTCAGAATTGCCAGCATACGTCGCAGAGCGCATTGGACAAGCTGTCTTGGCTGGTGGAGTCACTAACGAAGACGGAACAGCATTTACTGCCATTACGCCAATCATTGGTGATTCTTTGGCTGTTGAAAAGGATTTGACGGCTAATTATAACGGCGAAGAATTGCGCGGTGCTATCATCTCTGCAGCTGCACAAGTTAAGGGTGCGGATAAGACGTTGTGGGTATCTCCTGCAGCATACGAGAAGTTGGCTCAAGCTGGCGACCAAGTCGCAACGGCATTCTTGTTGGGACAATACAATTTGGGCGCAACGAACATCGAAGTGACTGATTTGGTTCCCGAGACGGCCGCGTTTGTATTGTTGAACACTTCTCAAGCGTTGCCAGCGTACTTCTTGGGTATGACTGGTTCTGGTATCGAAACATTGTCAGACTTCGTAATCACGGAGAATGCGCAATACATTGAATCTCGTTCATATGTTGCCGGTAAGTTGCGTAAGTACCACGGCGCAGCATACGGTAAGGTTGCCGCTGAATAGTTTATAATTAAGTCATAGCTTCGGCTGTGGCTTTTTTATTTTAGAAAGGAGTTATATATGATCTACGATTACAAAGATATGCTTCAAGTTGACGATGAAACATACGAGATTTGGGAACCTACAATCGCAATTCACGAACGACAAGCTTTGAACAAATTAAAGGCGTTTGGGAATGAATTGCCCGATACAAGCGATAATAAGCGAGAATATGCCGAAAATGCTGTATTGCTCGCTATGTATGCCGATGATATGTCAAAGAGCGTCGAAACGGTTTATCGTCAACGACAGCAAGAAATTGAACAAGGCGTACGCTTTGGGGCATTGGTGTAGCATATGAGAAAACCAGTGAAGATTGTATTTAAGAATTTGCGTGATAAAACACTTCCTACACGAACTGTTATCGGTTTTAACGAAAAAATTAAGACTGCTACGCGCAATTGGTATCATGTGAACATGAATTATGAATTAGACATCAAACTATCTCTTTCTGGAACGAAGCAAGATTTCGATGACAAATTTACTCACGTCACGGTAGGCGGTAAGACGTACCGCATTACGTCGTTAGAGCAAACGTCGCAAAACAAATTGACACTTGAAGGGGAAGGGGCGAATACACGATGATCCCAATGTTACAAGAAGAAATTGACCGTCTTGGTGCTATCTTTGGCGTAGAGAACGTATTTGAAGCCGGCAAGTCAAACGATGCCGGAATTGACATCGAAGAAACGACTGTCGTTTGGACAACGACGTCAGAACGCCGCGTTAATGACGGTTGGGGGAATATGTTGCGAGTTACGTTGCGCGCTTATGTATTTAACGGTTCTGAAGATCAACTAATGGATTTGGTTTTTGATGGATACCAGCAAGAGATGGAACAAGATATAGACGAGAATTACAAGAATTCTGTTCAGATGCGAAAAGATATGGATATCCTGGTGTAGCCTATGGCAAGAGTAATTAAGGTTTCAGAACTTGGTGAGCTTACACGCAAGAATGCGGTATTCGCTATTCTTGACGTTCGTGACAAAGTTGGTAAGCAAGCCAAGTCGGATGCAAACAACGCAATTTCTACATTTTCTAGTTCAGCGCCAAAGAAAACCGGTTCTCTAAGCCAATCAGTGCACGTTTACAAGTCGAACAAGTCCAACTCGACTATTTCATTCGATAGCGGCAAAAGCGCTGTGAAGGCGTATTCTACAAACAAATATGGTGTGCGTCGCGGTTGGCTTGATCGATGGAAGAAAAATACCGGAAATTCATTCCTGGGTAAGTTCTGATATAATTAAGGTAATTTAATAACGGAGGAAATATAATGAGATTTTACAATAAGATGATGAAGTTTCACCAACCGTATGACGTGCGCAGTATTCGACAAGCGTCTGAACACGTTGGTTACGGGACTATCGAAGTATCAACTGCTGGAGTTCCTACTGTAAAGAACTTTCATAGCTCAACTGGTGTAACTGGTTTCACGCCAACGCCGTCACGAGATTCAGAAACGTTGATTGCTGACGCTCAAACTCACATGACATACTATAACGACACGACTTGGGAGTTGACTGTTACTAACTACCAATTGAATGAGTTGGAATACTTGATGGAAGGTTGGGAGAAGAATGCCGGTGGCGGTTCTGCCGGTGTGATTTACACAGACTTGGCGCCAGAAGAGTTCGCTATCCAACGCGTGTTCAAGATTCGCAAGAAGGACGGAACGCGTACCATGCGCGCGCAAGTATTCTATGGCGTAACTTCTACTCCTCACGATGACGACGGAGCAACGGATAGCGCTGTAACGCTTTCTCGTACAATGACGCCAACCGGAATTGACATGGGTGGTAAGCACATCACAATCTTCGAAGTTGAGCGTGATGATACGAACGCGGCTGTATTCGATACGTACGATTCAACTATTTTGACACCGGACTTGTTTTCGTCTTTTAGCGAAAGGGGTTCCCTCACCGGAGAGCCGAACCCCGTGACAGTAGCGCAAACTGGATCTAACGCATTTTACGTCGAAGCAAAAGCGTCAGACGGTGTAACCCAAATTCCAATTGTAGCTCCTGGCTCATCAACACCCGGCGCAACGTTGGTAATGTCGTCTTCTTTAGCTGAAAACGTTTCATACGCTGATATTTCATTTGCCGACGGTTCGGCTGGAATTACAGTCAGCACGCAAAGCGCAGCGGTTGGTTCAGGCGGAACGTTTACGATTACGGCGTCTGCTAACGATAGCTTGAAAGCGTCTAACGCATCGCTTGCCAATGACATCAATAATGCACCAGCTTTGATTGAAAACATCACAATTCAATAAATGTATAATTAGACTAGGAGAAACCCTAGTCTTTTTATTTAGGAGAGAATTATGCAAAAAGCAATCGCACTAATAGCGTTAATGATGTTTGCATCGATAGTCGGGTTAGTGACGATATTCTTTGTAAATGTAATCATTTTCATTTTAGAAATAATAATTGGAGGTTAAGATATGGCAACTAGTTCATACCTCATCAAAATTGGTGCTGACGCGTCATCTGTGACTAAATCAATCAGTCAGGTTAATAAAGATATTGCAAGCGCCGGAAAAGCCAGCAGAGACCTTGATAAGGCGTTCAAATTCAATGGAGATACTTCTACACTAACTCAAAAACTAACAGTGCTTGGTGGTGCATTAGACCTAGCTAAAGCGAAGTCTGATAGTTTGAACCAGGAATTGACAGAGTTAAAGGGTTCTCCTGGTTTCGACGCAAATTCAGTTAAGGCACAGAAGCTTTCAAACGAAATTATGAAAGCAGATGCGGAAGTTACTAAGTTATCTGCTGAAATGGACGCAACTAAGAAGATGAAACTAAGCGTTGATTCTTCAGAAGTATCAAATGCCAAGAACCCTTTCGTTGACTTGGCCAATACAGGCGGAAGCGCAATTAATTCAGTTGTGACTGGACTTGGCAAAATCGGAATCGCGGCAGTTGCAACCGCTGGCGCTGTAGCTGGTGCCGGCATTGGTAAGTTGCTTGCTGACGGTCTAAAAGAAGCCGTATCTGCGTATGAAAACTTTCAAGGTTTGCAAGCGACGTTTGATTTTGCCGGGCGTACTCAGAAAGACTTTGAAAGCGCCAAGAAGTTTATCCAAGACTATTCAGCCGCTACTGAGTTCAGCGCTGCCGATATTACGCAAGCTTGGACGCAAATGGGACTTGATGGTTCTAAAGCTTCACAACAACTCATTTCAGGTCTTGGCGGTGTGACGCAAGCTGCTGCAGACCCTGGAGAAGCAATGAAAGCCTTGTTGCCTCAATTAGCACAAGTTCAAACGGCCGGAAAGCTAATGAACGAAGACTACAAGGTCATGAAGCAGTACATGGGTAAAGACATCGTTGACGCCCTGCAGGCTTCCATGGAAAAAGCCGGAGCATTCCAAGGTTCGTTCTCTGACGCCTTGTCTAACGGTGAAATTAGCGCCGAAGAGTTCAATGCCGCTATTCGAGACGTTGGAAATAACCCAGCTTTGCAAGACCAAGCTAAATCTGCGTCTACATTGAGCGGTGCTATCGGTGCAGCCGGTGGTTCTATTTCAAGTGCATTGCTACCGATTGTTGAAAAAGTTATGCCTTTGATTACCGAAGGTATCCAAAGTGTTGGTGATGGTATAGCTAACTTCGTGTCATCAATCAACTTCGATGCAATTATTTCTAACTTTCAATCACTTGGAGAAATGATTAACACAATCTTCAGCTACGTTGATACAAGCGCATTGACAGGATCCTTTACAACGATTGGCGAGCAAGTTTCTGCCTTGGTGCCGTCGTTTACTGATTTCCAAGGTATGATTTCTAATATCGCTACGGCGTTTATGAATTTTGTAAACGGATTGGATTTCTCGGGATTGGTTGACCTAGCGACAGCGATCATACCAGCTATTCAAAGCGGATTCCAAACTTTCTTGGGATATGTTGTTCCCGCTATCCAGCCACTTTTAGATGCTTTCACTAACCTATGGAACGCAGCGCAGCCGATTGTATCTGTAATTGCTGATATGCTGACGCCAGCATTCAATATTTTGGGTGCATTTCTTGGTGGTTTTGTATCCGGGGTTATGCAAGCATTGACAGTTGCGTTTAATGTTGGAGCAACGGTAATCGGAGCTTTGACGCCGGTCGTGCAAGGCGTTGGAGCTGTATTTAATTGGCTGGCGCCAATCTTTACGACGATTGCCGGATTCATTGGAACACTTATGGGTTCTACGACTGCATTTAGCGGCATTTTCTCTGCCATGGGAAATGTTGTTTCTGCTATCGGTTCAGGCGTCAACTCTATGTTCAGCAGCATCATGAATTACGGTCGTTCGCTATTCAGTTCGCTTGGTTCTGCGTTTAGCGGAATTGGTTCAGCGTTCAGTTCGTTGGGTAATGCAATCGGAGGAACCGTAGGAAGCATTATCAACTGGTTCGTTTCCATGCCTGGTAACATCATGGGTGCGATTGGAAATATTTCCGGTCGTATTGGAGGAGCCTTCTCCGGTGTTGTAGGCTCTATTACTAGTGCAATCGGTAACGTAGCGTCCATCGGTAAGAATATTATCGATGGAATTATCGGCGGTATCGGTGGTGCTGTAGGCGGTTTGATTACTGCTACAACAGACGCCGTCGGGTCTGCATTAAAAGCGGCCAAAAAGGCGCTTGGAATTCACTCACCATCTCGTGTGTTCCGCGATGAAGTTGGACGTTATATGACAGAAGGTATTTCTGTCGGTATGTTGAGTGACCTAGATCAATTCAAGGAAGATGCTAAAGAAATATCTAATGCATCCGTTCGTGCTTTCGAAGGATTGCCAGCTGGTACACTATCGCCGGAAGTTATTCCAAGCGTTGTGTCAAACGGTCAACAAGCGCAACGTTCACAAAGCAATTCACTTAATATCGAAAATATTACGATTGAAAACAATTCAGATACTAATATCACTGATAGCATGGCAAAGCAAATCGTGCAAAAGATTGCGTCGCAAGTTGTATATAGCTAATCACAAGGCGGGGAAACCCGTCTTTTTTGCTATAATTAGAGTTAAAGGAGGTGTACCATGCAACGTTACAAAATTAACCTGCTAAACGAACGCGAAGAACGTTTCGACTTGAATACACCAGAAATCGGGGTTTGGGATAACGACTGGGAAAACTTCGGAATAGTTATGAATGAAACACGCAACTCGATTGAAGGTTTTTCACGAGTTAACAAAGTAAATAATGATTTATCAGATGATTTGACAATGCGCATAATCGCATTGAATAAAACTGGCATGAACCCTAAAGAGAGATTCGAAGAGCTAGACCGCTTTATCATTGGTTCTGATGATTTATTCATAGAGCGTGTTGACAATGGCAAAACACGCAAAATAAGCGTCAACTTTAAGAGTAAGCAATTAACAAACATCAACAAGTCAAATGCGTTGGTTCAAGAGTATTCATTCAGCAAGAACACAAGTTGGTTCTCTGATATTGCTTTCGATAGCTGGTCCGGAAACCCAAATGGATACGCAAACGGTTTGTTGGGAATTGTTTTCAAGGCTAATAGAAACGGAATTGTGTTCAACATCGACAATACATCTATTCTATTCAACAATACGTATAGCGGATTTAACGACACTAATTTTTCGTATTTAGATTCATCGCTTAACTTCTCAAATAGCGGGACGCCATTCGAAGTTGTTATTTACAATTTAAACATTGTTGGTAATTATGCTGTTATTGGTTTCTCAAAAGTCGGGAAGACACAATCGTCGTTTGAGCTTAAGATACCAGCAGTGCTTCTTAGTAAAAATTACGAAATTGTATTCAATACACAACCATTGAAGCGTGGTCTATATTTAAGATATGAAGATGGTTCGACGACGAAACTAACTCCGTATATTGACGATGTAGCGAAAGACCCATTTTTTAGATTCGACAACGGTGTAAAGAATTCATTTTCAATTAGCAACGGAATTATACGGTCTATTCGTGCGCTTGATTTTAACGAGGTGCAGTAATGAGAATTTTGTTTTTTGATAGATCTACAATGTCATTCAAGGACGGTTTTAATATCATTGAAAAAGAAGGGAGTACGATTTCGTATGATTATTTAGAAACGTCACAAAGTGAAATTTATATTGAGACAAATCTAGGTTTCTCTAACGTTAAAGCGTCTGATTGGGGTGTTATCGTTAGCGATAACAAAGTCATTTACGCTGGATATGTGACCGATTACGATTCAGATGATATAACAAAAGTTTTTCTAACCGATTGGCGTGGCGCGCTTATTAGTAACCTCTTCATCGCGAACACATTTAGCGACAATAGAAGCGCATCGTCTATTACAGATTGGGAGAGTTTGTTAGTGTCGTTTGTTAATGACGATTATGGTTCCAGAAAAGAAGCCCAAATAGAATTTTTGGTTGCTAAAAAAGGTCTAACTATTACTCCTATGTCGATTTCTAACGGGAAGTCTGTCGATAAATATGACCCAAGCAAGAAAGCGTCTGTTAATGTCAATGACGAAAATGAAGATCCGTTTGAAACTTACGTCGGAATAACAAGGCTTGATATAATCGATACAATTTATAAACGCTCTAACGCATTGCTTAGACCAGATAAAATAATCAAGCAACCTGACGGAACCTATAGACTTTCACTCATTGCTGAAAATATATTCGGTATGAGTGATAATAAATCACGCTTCAATTACAGCGATAACATATTACCGATTTCCGTTAATTCGAAAGACGAGTCTATTTCTGATTTTGTTTTAAATAATCACAGATTCGATATAATGGAACCGAATGCGTTAATGCTTGTCGTTGCAAATTGGAACGGTACGTCTTGGGCTGGATATTCTACATACTGGTATTTCAGAACGTATGATGGACGCATTACGACAAATAATGCAGACCCACAAATCATTCTTCCGTCTAAAACTAAAATAGAAATGGTTAAGTCGACGGACGGATTCGATAACGCCGCTACGAGAAATTCATATGCCAACAATAATCTAGCTGCTTTCGTAGGAGACTTCGATATTTCATTCGCGATGGATATGGACAACAACTTCTTGATTAACTCTTTTGAAGTCAAAGGCGATGGGACTGCAAATAACCAGTTTGTCGTTAACAAAAAAACAAGCATATTTGACAACGTTTGGATAGGCGGTAGGTGGTTCGTTTATGACAACGGCATTCAATACAACACCGCTTTGACTGGATATGAAATAGACTTCGAGAATGGTGTATTTAAACCGAAGTTGGGATATGCTAGATCTACAATGAAGTTTATTATTTCGCAACTTATTGATATTAAAAAATAGAGGAGATTAACATGGCTTTAAAAGCATATACGCTTGATTTGGCGCTTCAAACAAGTTCAGAATTCGCTATCGGCAATACAATTCCCAGTGTAGCTGGAATTGCAACGGACGGCGAAGGGTTTATTCCTACCAAGAATTCAATTAATAAGACGATTACCCTTTCTAAGGGTTTTGGTAAGTTTGGCGGCCGTCTTTTTGAATTGACAGAACAAACTGTTTATTCATGGGATGCTGGTTCTACGGACGCCGACGCATATTTGGTTATCGATTTAACTAAGCAAAACTCATTCACGGGAACAATCGAGGACGGTACATATACTTTCGTTGATAATCAATCATCGATTGTTATAAGTTCAACTCAACCTGAACCTAGCGCAAACACTCTAGTTTATAAACTAGACGGAAATTATCAAACGGAAAATTCTAGAAGCGTTTCGGATTTGGCTGTATTAGGAAACGCATCATTTAGCGGCACTGCGTCTCAAACGCAACTTGCACGTGCTACTTATAATTTTTCAACGATGACAATAACTTTCATAGAGACGCAGTTCGGTGTACAAGTGCTATTAGATGGGAATGTTGGAGTTACGGCTTCCGCAGGAACGCCAAGCTGGACTACTCACGGAAGTTTCTCATCTTCTATTACCGCACCAAGAGTTGCTACTGAAGTTTCTATTCCGTTTAATTCTGGCATTCAAAACGTAACAACAAACAGTCCGTTTGTGCTAGAAATTCAGTTCACACCAGCTAGGCAAGTTCAATATAGGGCACGTAACTTGCGCGATAACGATACGACATCACGCATCGTAACGGCATATGGAACTGCATCGGCTTTTTGGATCAAGTAATACAAAGACCGCTTAATTGCGGTCTTTTTTTGTTACAATTATTAAGGAGGGTTACATATTTATGAATGAAGAAATATATAATTATGCTTTAAATCATACGTGGAATGATGTTGCTAAAAATTTCGGTATTACAAAAGAACAAGCTAGGGGTCGCGTTCGTCGATATGCGAAAAAGAATGATCTTCAAAACGAACTGAATAAAAGTCGCATGGCATTAGGAACTTGGGAGACTTTGTCTGTAACTGATAAACTAGGCAACGAAACAACGAAAGATGTTATCAATGGTTCAGACTGGGCCGAGCTTAAAGATAAGAACGAAGAAGATTTACTGCGTTTCGCCGGGTATGATCCAGAAGTGTTCGAGCTTTCAAAGTCATATTTCAATCAATACGGTGGTCAAACTTCCGTTCGGGTTGAAGTCAAGAAAAAGAATTTCGGCGTTGATGTTAATCAATTAGCAGAAGTTTTGAAAGACATTAAAAACATCAATGTATACCGTCCTAATTTTAATTCGTCAGTCGATGCTGTTATTAACCTACCGGACATGCATTTTGGTTTTGAGGATAGCGAACGTTATAATGACCTGTTAGAACGCTTATCTGTTCGACTTCATAATCAAAATGTAAACGAGTTAGTGGTTATTCTAGGAGGTGACTTGCTGCAGGCTGAAAATAAGCAAGGACAAACGACATCAGGAACAATTACATCCCCGGTTGATATCCAACAAGCTACTACAGACATGACTCGATGGTTGATTCAGCTTGATAGTTTGCTTGCTGGTTCTGTTTCTAAGTACAAAATTGTGCACGTGAACGGAAACCACGCCTTAAACCTCGAAAATGGCGTTTTGAGCGCTTTAAACGAAGCTGGAGTATTATCTATCGAGCAAGCTGGAGATTGGTTCACACACGACTTGAACGGTGCTCCCATTGTTGCTTATCACGGTAGTCAGTTGAACAAGTCAAAAGTGAAAGAAATCAAGTATCTGCCATTCTTGATGAAACAATATCCAGACATTGTGAAGTTGCAACTGGAAACAGGTAATGCGATTCAAGTATTCACCGGTCATGTTCACAGTACAAAATTGAGCGATGAAAGCGGCATTCAAATCAACCGGACACCGGCGCTTAGCAAGCGCAGCGAGTGGGAAATTTCTAATGGCATGGTTGGACAAGATAACGAAGTGAAGATTTTTTATTTTGAAAACGGAAAGGCTATGGGTAATTACAATGTATGAATTCGACGAAATGATTCGAATGCGAAATCTACTTGGAGATGAATTAGAAGAGCTTGAAGTTGAGCACGAAGAGGTTTTAGATCGTGCGACCGATTTGCTGGTTAAAATCCAAGATAAGCAAGCTTTGATTGAAGCGCTTGAAGAAGATATTACTGAATACACAATTACACACAATACGACAATTTAAGGAGCTGTCATGCAACAACTAATCGAAACAATCCCTAACATTATGAACAACACATTGTTCTTGGTCTTTGTGCTACTTAACATTGCGGACTACATGACTGGTTGGGGAAAAGCAATCGTAGCAAAGAAAATCAACTCAACAATTGATACAGCTGGAAACATTAAACGCGCCATCATGTTGATGATAGTTATGCTTACGTTTTCTTTCACATTCCGAGACGATGCGGTACAACTTTATTACCTGATTACTGCTAATTTCTCAATCACGGTAGCGCTTTCACTTATTGAGAATCTGACAGCGCTTGGTGTTCCGTTGCCAGAACAAATTACTAAGTATATCGATGATAAGAAAAAGGAGTTGTAATGAACGAGTGCGAGAAAACGTTAGCGCGTATCGAACAATCGTTAACGACGCTATTCAATCCAAACCAAGGAACGAAACTTGTTGACGCTTATATTCCGTTGATTAACGACTTCGCAAGTGGAAATGAAGTTGGCAAGGGATCAATGTATCGAACCAAGAAGGGAAACTTAGCTCAAAACACATTTCGGCCAAAGTCTTATACCGATTATCAAAAAGAAGTCGCGCAGGCGTTGATTGATTTGTATGGAGATGCGAACGAGACGGTATATGATCTAAAGGAAATCGTCGGAGTGAGCGGTTTGATTCCAGAACTGCGCGAATTACACGTGAATGTTATTTTCTTTTATGATGACGGAAACATCACTAAGCGAAGCACTAAGGATTTGGATAATACGTCTAAAAGCACGCTTGACGCGATGCAAAGGGCACTTAACTTCGATGATGCGCAAATCACAAAACTCACATTGGAAAAGCGCATCTCAACTCAAAAAGCGTTGGCTATTCAAATTTGGGTGCAATAAGTTTTAAGTCGGTTTATGCCGGCTTTTTTTATTTTGTTTCAAATACGGTACACATAACTAAGTTAATTTAAAATAAAACCTTGACAATCGTTTGTAATTGGTTTTTAATAGTGGTTGTCAGATGGGCGGGTCACCCCGAACATTCTGACTTATTAGTAATTATTAGTAGGACTATTAGTCACTATTAGTAAAACTATTAGTTTGCTTAACTATTAGCTGCATTGAAAATGATTTCATCATTTCATGCAGACGCAAAAAATATTAAGGAGATACACATGGCAAATAAATACGTCGTTTCTTTCATCTTGAACAACATTCTTTTTTGGGAAAAGAAGGATAATATTTACAACGGAACAATTGGCAACATCACTAAACAATTTAATTCGCGAGCAAAATTCAAAGTTTCTCAAGAAGTAATTGAAGATGCGATTAACAAGTTGGTTGAAAACGAAGTCATTCAAGTGAAAAAGCAAAAAGCAGACTTTGGAGTAAATCTTCAATTCTTGAAAGGGAAAGGCTTTTACTCATATGCAGAGTACTATAACGATACATATGGTAAATTTATCAAGATATAGCCACTAAGGGAGGTACCATATGGCTCTGTCGCAGGAAGAACGCGCAAACAACAACAAGAGAATACAAACTGCGATTTCTGAATATAAAGAATCTCAACTATTGCCAACAAGGAATATTTTTTCAGCAATCAACTACAACGCATTCTATAAACAACATCAAATACTTACCATAGCCGGTCGTCCTGACGCTGGTAAAACGCAAATTGCAATGTATATTGCTAAATCTCAACTTGAACAAAATATTCCGGTTCACTACATGGCGTTCGAAGAAACACGCGCAAATTTGTATAGTAGCTTTGTAAGAAGCTTAAACCCAGACCAACTAGAAAACTTAAAAGTAGACGGTGTTGGAGATGGTGAACTTGAAAAGGTTTTAAACAACATCAAAAGCGGTTATGAACTAGGGTATGAATTCTTCGTTATCGACCAATTGAGTTTGATTGATGTCGATACAGTTCCGACCATTCGTGAGAAGTACGATAAATTTCAGCGAGAACTACTAAAAGTAGTCATGGAGTTGCCAATTACAGTTCTGCAAGTTTCGCAATTGAACCGCGATGCTAAGGATAGCAATGAACCAGAATACAATCTCGCTGAAAGTGATCGCATTTTGCAGAATACTAAGTGGTTGGGTGTTGTTAGTAAAATCGATGACATTGATAAACAAACAAAGAAGCTTAGATTGCAAATTCGTAAGAGCAAAATTGAAAACGGTGAATATGCCGACTACGAGTTTAAGTACGATTACAACGCAATGTTTATGTTTGATGTATTTGATTTTGAAGAAAAGCCAAAGTGGGAAGGTTTGTAAAGGATATGGTTGTTTACGATAAAAATTCAGAAGGTTATAAGCAGCACAAGGCAATTTATGACGAAGCGCGTTTCACAAAAATGAAACTGAAGACTGTCATATACGAAGATTTAAAAATTGTTTTAGTTGGGAATTCACCGTTGCTTTCTATCGACAAACTAATAGGATTTACGGATGACGGTTACGAACTCGATACAACGAAAATTTATGGAGCAAACTTTAATTACGAACGAGAACGAAAATTGTTAATTGATGAAGCTTTGGCGTTTCTGCCTGAATCAATCGCAATGAATAAAGAGACGCGCATAAAAAAGCAGCTATTCGATATGATGATTGGAGACAATGCTACTTATACCGGAAATGTCGAACGCCATTATCACCTAGACGTTTTTAGCCAGGAAGGTTCATTACTTAGATCAGCAAACTACCCAACCAAGGAACAGGCAAACGAAGTCGCTAAAGTTGCAATCGGTTATGGTTGGCTGGTGAAAGGTAAAATCATATGAAACACGATACGAAAGTTACTACAAGGAGAAGCGATAATGCTACATTTGAACAAGAAAGAATTTGAAAACTACTGCAAACTTGAAGGTGCTATGCCGGAATGTGTTGAACTACGAACAAAAGACCGAATTATTCCCGGTGAACGTATCGGGCGTGGGCACTCAAAGTTCTTGAATATCTACCGATACGGGAAACTAGTAGCAGAAGCAGTTGAGACAGGTAAAGTCCTGGCGATGATTGGAAAGAACAACAGCACGACTAATCGTCGTAAGTTGGCAGACTTGAATAAGAAACGCTATGATGAATTAGAGCTTGGCGAATTTGTGATTAAGCGATATAATTAAATCAATCCTTGGAAATGGTTTGGGCCGGTTGCGTAGATATACGTGCCGGTTTTTTATTTGGTTGTTTTATATAAACAAGTTTGATATTATATAAACAAGGACGAACGATGTATCAATTCAACGTAACTCACACCTACCTGATAGAAAGATATATCAACGCCGAATGTAGATCACGCCGCTGGAAACAGCTCGACACAAAGACAGGAGACATAACGCGTGAAATTTATAGTTAAAGCCATCGTGCTTACATTAGCAATAATTTTTTTCCCAGTCGTTTTGCCAATCGTACTCATTGTATGGTTGCTTAAGTTTTTATTCGGAGGTAAGTAATATGCCAATTCAGGCGCAACCAGTCATGTATAATGGCATCCGATTCCAAAGCAAGGCGCAACTTGCTAAGGCGCTCGGAATTAGTCCGCAGAACTTGAACAAGCAAATCGAAAGCGGAAAGCTACGGGTGACATCAGTATGATCTATCCAAAAATGGTGATTAGGCAAATCAAAGCCAGCGACCAAAAGATTAAAGAACATTACTGGGAAGAGTTGAACGATGAAGATATTACACGCAGCACTGCGTGGATGTTGATGGAAGAATTTGACCCAGAAGAATGTGACGACGCAATTGCATATATTGATTTTGAAGGGACGCTGACGTTTGTCGGAACTCCTTTACAATTTGATAGCATGCAAGACGTTTTAGAATATAAGCAAGCCGAACAAGAGAATGAATATCTCACCGGCGTGTGGTTGACAGAGGTAATCTTATGAACGAAGTAATCGAAAGCAAGTTGGCACACTACGAAGAAACGTTAGCTGCCTACAATGAAAACAAGAAGCTGGCTAAAAAGCGCAATATGATTGGTGCGACAGCTATTGCTGAACGGTATATCGAAAAGGAAGTAGCCTATTGGGCAAAGCGTAATCTACCCTATATCGCAACCCTTGTTGGAATTGCTACCCAGATTAATAAGCGCGCTACCCATAAGTACATCGATACACTGGCTGTCACTGGTGCACTGGCCAAGCTTGGTTACGCCGTAGATGATACCCATGAACCGGTATTACTTATTAGCGAATTGTAATCATGGGAAACTACATTGATAAACGCAATGAACTTGATGATCTATATCAATCACCAAAGTGGCGAAGACTTAGATTAGAAGTTGCGCATGAACAGATGATGAAAGATTCACATCACAAGTTGCGCGATTATTTCACGGGAGAGTTAATCATCGGAACGTTTGTCGTTCACCACAAAGAACTTGCGACAAGAGAAAACTTCTTTGATAAAAATAATCTGGTAGTCGTAAGCCTTGAAGAACACAATCGCATTACATTCCGTGATGGTGAAAATAAATTTGACCAAGAAAAGAAAAATAATTTTGATTATTTAGAAAATTCTGGAAGTGATTTATTTTAACCCCCCCGAAAAACGGAAAGCGTGAGTGGTGACAAT